ATAAAAACGCAATTATAAATGAAATCACTATTGTAAATTGTAATGAAAAACATGTTTTAAATTTTGGGAAGTTACGCCAAAACAATAACGCAGAAGATATAAACAACACGCATATAAACACGGTTTCATAATCTAAAAAATTAAATACTAATCCTTCTTCAATAAAATTATCTGGAAGTGTTTGGTCGAGACGCGTTTCTTTGTGATGATTTATATGACTATTATCAGGGGTTATATTGAAAAAGTTTAAAATTTTTATTAGAGACCCATTATAATGCATTAAATAATAATGGATCGTCCATTCTATAAGAGACGTTGTTATATATAAATAAATCAAAAATATGATAAAAAATAATACGCTATTACACTTCATTTTATACTTTGTATAAAATAAATTAATATTTTACTTTCTTCGGTTAGAACGATGTTTGCGTCTTCTTCTGCGACCTGCTTTCTGTGACCCGAGCATGTATGAACTGTCAGCATTTGCCATGGTGGGTTCATTATCATAAGGTCGAACCATGGAACCGCCTTTGTGTTTTCTTGTTCCTCTGCGTTTTTTATGGTGACGCCTTTTGGTTCGACGACCTCCTGTTGTTCCATTTCCATATACGGCGTCTTTTGCTTTAGAAACCGCACCCGTCACTGCACTAGTTACTGAATTAAAAAAATCCATTTCTCCTATATTATAACAAGAGAGAATTAGTTCTTGACAAACTTCAATAATTCAAACGCAACGAGAGCACCCGCAACTTCAGCAACAATATATGGAACAACATCGGTAGTTCCAATTTTTCCTTTTGCCAAATACGCTAAAGCAACAGCGGGGTTGAACGCGCCACCAGAAATGGCACCTCCAAGGAAACAAGCAATGGCCAACGCCGAACCAATGGCTAAATAATCACCTGTGTATAAGATGATAAAGGTAAGAAACAATGTTCCTAAAAACTCAACTATGTATTTTTGCATGACTTATATTCTAAGTTGATATTTTTTTGCAGGGAACCAAGGGCTGGTTACACTACCCTGCGACTGCTACAGCAATCCTTACACCGAGTACATCTAAAAGATTATGTCTCACTGAAAATAAAAAATAATACTGAAACTTAAATTCTAAAACTCGTTAGGATGTGTTAATATCTAATTTTTGAAATACTTATGGGGATTTCTGTTTTTGCTCAACACATTTAGTAATCTTGATTCGCAATTGCTCCAATATTACATATTCCACCCCCAGCAGTGCACGTGCGATTAAATATAGACCCTTTTTTAGCAGGTGCTATACATCCACCCGACCTCGCACGACGAGTTGCCGTGCGAATTTCACTCTTGTTTACCACATTTTTATAACCATATGGGCCTCCGTGAAAATTGGCAGATTTTTTACCCACCGCATTTGCTTTTAACGCTCTTATGCGCTCCGAGGAAGAAATGGGGGCTATGTAGTTCATGTGTGAAGACGTTGCGTATTCGCGCTGAGAAGAAGGAGAGAATACCTTGAATGTATTGTTTTCGGCGAGAACTTTTTGTCTTGCCAAATATTGTTGTTTTACCGAAGTTGCTGTGTTGGCGTATTGATGACGCGCATTGGAAAATTCACTCGCGCCATCGGATGGTGAAAACTGAGGTGGGTTTTGTTTGGGACCAACTAATACACCTTTACTATGATAGGGAATTTGTCCTGGAGTTTGTGAAGTAGATTGCGGACCCAAGTTGAAAGAACAAACATAATTGTTGTACTGAACGGCGGAAGGGCGAACTAAATAAGGACCTAATATATTTGCCATAGTTATTTGTGACTATATTATGTGAAGCAAAAAATAGTAACCTTGTTATGTTATGTTTTGCTCCATTTCTTGTGTAAACAGTCAAAGTGCATTAGTTTGCTCAATTTCTTGTGTAATCAGTCAAAGTGTATTAGTTTTGCTCCACTTTTTCTAAAAGTGGATTATGTTTTGCTCCACTTTTTCTAAAAGTGGATTATGTTTTGCTCCACTTTTTCTAAAAGTGGATTATGTTTTGCTCCACTTTTTCTAAAAGTGGATTAGTAGCGACGAATTGCCCTCCATGCGCTTTGACTTGCCGAACTCTGGTCTCCTCCGTTATCCAATACGTTAAAGTTCTTTTGAATCGCCATTTGTTTCAAATATCTGGAATAATCTGAACTATCATACACGTATTTTACATTGCATGTTGCGGGCGGGATTCCTGTTCCGTCGCAGTCGCTTTGGTTATGACCCATAGACGTTTTCAATCCGTATAATCCAGGTCTGCTTTGGGGTGTTTGTGTAGCGCCTCCACAAGAATAATAAGGGCGACTTAAAATATCACCAGAGTTGGTAACTGCTCTAAAGGGCGTAATGACCTGACCTCGTTTGGCCTGATTCAATTGTCTCTTATATTGATTGTTCCACGCTTGAACGATTTCAAATCTAGGTTGTTCGTAGTTGTAATAGCTATTGTCGGTGTTGTTTAATACTTGGGGGGTAAACCCAGGAAGACCTTGTCCGAGACTTCCAATCTTTATAAAATTTTTTCCTACACCAGGTATATTAAGTCCAATTGGAGTGGGTGTGGGTCCAACGGAACCATTTAATGATACACTTTGTCCTGCCATATATAATTTAGACGAAGAAAAGATAAAATAGAAGAATATATTATAAAACAATGGTCAACAAATTGGCGAGACTTTTTATAGCGTCCATTGTTTTTGTTTTGATCGACTCTGTATATTTGTATTTCGCCAAAGATTTTTTCAAATTTCAAGTGAAATCTATACAACGAGTCCCGCTTTCATTGCGTATGTATGCGACTGCGCTTTGTTATATTTCTCTCATTTTCCTCCTTTACTATTTCATTTTGAGAGAAAAAAAATCTGTCAAGGATGCGTTCCTGTTGGGTCTAGGGGTGTACGCGGTTTACGAAACTACGAACTTGGCTATATTTCAACGATGGCAACCTATTACGGCGATAATTGATACACTATGGGGTGGGTTTTTGTTCGCCTTGACTACACAGATTGTTTACATGATCCATTTTTGAAAAAGTGGAGCAAAACATTATTCACTTTTAGTTTTTGTAATGTTTAGTTAATTTTTTTAAATCTATATTTTCTTGCGTAGATAACAGAGGATTACGTTTTGAGTTATCTTCATAAACTTTCCAATCCGTTTGTGTTTCTTTTGTTGTCGTGGGTTTATTTTTCTCTTTTTTAAAACAATGAAACAATTTACGTATATTCATATACAGTATACGTAAATTTATCCATACAAATTTATTCATTGTCATGAATGAATCGTTTTAGATTGGAGTATTTTTGTTTCAACCTATTCGCAATGTTTATAGTTTCGTTATATTCTTGTGGTGAAAGTTCACCATATGTTTTCCACCCTACACTTTCGCATTTGTTTGTTTCATTATTATTACATTTTTCATCTAATGAAATTAATGGTTTAGTTATATTTTTTTTATCTTTACAAAAACAACATGAAAACATTTCTTTAAGTAATATTGTTACAATATATTTATATAGTTTCTCTCTACATGTTTAACATATAAGGTAAAAAATACACAGTGATAATGAAATAAATGACATTCATATTGAGTGAACTATTTGCGTAATAGGATGCCAACAACCCCGAGGTTAACATAATCACACTATCTCCTAAAATGGCCCACGCACCCATTTCCTTACCATAGCGCTTGAATACATCCAACATTTCATTATATCCTTTTGGAACCGACATGAAAAACCCATAAAACAAAATATCATGAACGATTTGAACTACAACTAACAAGAAAACAAACGCAACAATGTTGAATTGAGAGAAAAAGTAATTGTAAAAAAATCTCGCCAAAATGAATCCAATCATGATAATAGAGACATCCGCGATTACCGCGCACAAACCGTATGTTTTATACCACAGTCGCAAGACAGAAGAATGTATAATATGTTGTTTCAATGTTAAGTAAATACCCATGGTTTCCACAAACAAGACCGCATTCAAAATCGGTAAATAATCGGAAACGTTGGAAAAATGACTAATGTCTTTAAATATGTTCATAATTTATTTATTATAAACATAGATTTTATACACATATGTTTCCGCAATTTATTTCTCTCATAATAATTGGACTAATTGCGGGATTTATGGGTAGTTCTGTTGGCGCCGCAGGAACAACTGTTCTTATTCCAGGACTATTGTTAAGTGGTGTAGCCAAAAATTATAAAACCGCATTGGGAACATCGTTGTTTACTATATTGGCGCCATTGTCTATTGGCGCGGTCTACAAGTTTTGGAAACATGGACATGTTAATGTTTCAAATGCTCTCGTTATGATGGCCGCGTATTTCTTGAGTGCAACGTTTACTGCTGCTTATGTCGTGGACTATATTTCAGAAAAAAATTTAAAATTCTTTTACGCAGTATTTTTGTTATTGTCAAGTATTTATATTTTTTGTAAAATTTAGTTTAGCAGGGAACCCAGGACTGGTTACACTACCCTGCGACTGCTACCGCAATCCTGTCAACCGAGTATTTAAATAATTTTTAAGTCTCACTCGAAAATCGTAATGATATTTTAAACTTTATTCTAAAATTCTTATTATTCTCTAAAAATCATAATTTTGGGATACCGGTGGACATTGCTGAATCGTTTGTCCTTTTTAGTCCTCCGTAATCATACGCGGTGCAATATTCATTGTCGTCAACTCTTGGAATAACAACTTACAAGCATACGGCATTTCTACTCTGGCAAAATCTGTTCTATTGTCACATGTTCTACAACGATGGATATGTTTTACATCATTGTATGACGCAACCATGCCACACTTCTTACAAGAATATACCTCATATTTGTCTGACGCATCATACATTCTTCCTCTTGTAAATCTGGCCGCACCATGCGATACCATTGCGTCTCTTTCCATCTCTCCAAATCGCAGACCACCATCCCGACTACGCCCTTCTGCGGGTTGTCTCGTCAAATTCACCATGGGTCCAATGGCTCTGCTATGTTGCTTATCCGCCACCATGTGCTTCAATCGTTGATAAAACACTGGACCAATAAAGATGGAACATTCCATTTGTTCGCCGGTTAGTCCATTATACATGAGTTCATTGCCATTTGACTCAAACCCATTCTTCAATAACTCCTCGCGAATAGTTTGAATATCCAGATCGCCGAAGCTGGTTCCATCTCCAAACAATCCAAGTTCCAACAAGGTTTTTGCCAACACAGTCTCCTTCAATTGTCCGATAGTCATACGTGATGGAATCGCATGTGGGTTCAAAATCAAGTCAGGTTTAATACCGGTTCTTGTAAAAGGCATATCTTCTTCTGGAATAATATCGCCAATGGTTCCCTTTTGTCCACTACGACTTGAAAACTTGTCGCCAATAACGGGTTTTCTCACTGCACGTAGTCTCACCTTGGCGAAGTTATAACCATCGCCATTTCTATCAATATAATTTTTATCTACATACGTCTCTTCGTCGGTTTTATAGATTCGACTTTGGTCTTCATACTTAATCAACTTGGTATGATCGTTTTTATTTTCCTTGATTGGTGTAACCTTGGAAATAATGACATCGCGATTCTTTACCAATGTATTCTCGGGAATAATTCCCTTTCCATTCACCTTATTATAGTTTGCGAATTTCATGCCCTTGGTCTTGGCCGGGTCGGGTTTACAACGAATTTCTTCATCTCCATTGATTTTTTGTTTGTCTTCATCCTTCTCTGTATGATAAATTGTTGCTTGAAACAAACCGCGGTCAATGGAACCCTTATTGAATAAGAGTGAATCCTCCTGATTATATCCAGTGTGCGTCATAATCGCAACAACCACTGTAAACCCAGACGGAATTTTATTGATGTGAATCATATCCATGATACGAGTGTCGACGAGTGGTCTACCTGGATAATTCAAGACATACGCAGTTTTATCCATTCTTTCTTCGTAGTTGGTCACATATACACCCATTGCCTGTTTGGCCTGAGCGCACTGATAGGTATTTCTGGGAGATTGATTATGGTCTGGGAACGGAATACAAGATGCCAATACACCAAAGATTGTGCTGGGGTGAATTTCGCAATGCGTATAATGATGAATGGTGTGTTTTTCAAGTGGATTTTGAACGAGGTCCTTTGGTTTCATCGCAATCATTCCAAATGATTGTTCTTCGGGGTCAATGTATTCTAGAAGCGCATTTTCCAATCGACAATTGGTAAGTAGGTCATCCCATGTCAATTCACCGGTTTTCAATTGTTTGAGCGTGGTCTTTTTCAACAACAAGTTGTTGTTTTTAACGCGAAGAACGGGTCTTGTTAGACGACCACCGTCATTACAAACGCGAATTTCACCCATTTTATAGTCAAAGATTACGGATGTATAGACATTGATAATTCCTTGATGCTTTTTGTCCTTTAACATCAAGTATAACTCTTGAGGATTTTCGGACACGCCAATCCACGCGCCATTCACGAACACCTTTACCTTTTCGAACATTTGTTGTGGCGTCAAACTTTCTAGGGGAATAATGTGTGGAGTAACATATTCGTAAATGGGGAGAGTATTGGATTGAATTGTACAATGCGTCATATAACTGAGATTTTTGACAACACCCACAGACTGCCCCTCCGGAGTTTCCGAAGCGCATAAATAACCCCATGACGTATTATGCAGTTTACGCGGAGGAATCAATTTCCCACTTTTGTCCGTGGGTGTAGAAATTCGTCGTGCGTGACTCAAACTACCAACATAAGTCAGACGGTTCAACACTTGCGCTACTCCAACCTTATTACTATTCACGTGTTTGATGCCAAAATCGCCGGTAGAAAGTGCGCGTTTGATACCATTTTCTATGGTCGTGGACTTGATAATCTTATAAATGTTTGTCATATTGATAATGCCCTCGTAATCATCCGTGGACTTCCAAGAACCCGTATTGATTTCCTTGATGACCTGTTTCTCCATATCCTTCACCAATTTATTGAAGTAATTACGGAACAAGTTATTCAATAGAGAACCAGTCAAGTCAACGCGCTTGTTCAAATAAGAATCGCGATCATCCGCGGGAATCCAGTTGTTATACGCCATCAACAACTTATTCGCCATGTAACCCAAGAAACACACCTTTTGTGTGGGCGTGTTACAATGTGGGAACAAGTCGTTGTTCAAAATTTCCATGGCAAACTCATGTTTCTTCTTGGCGCCCGTTTCCTTATCCATGTTGATGGGAGTATACATAACTGAACTTGTAATAAAACGGATAGCGTCTTGTTGTGTCATCAGTGTGTTTGCGTCAATGATTGACGCTTGAAGACATTGTAGCATAGTCGCGTGTTTTTCACTTTCAATATTCAGCAAAATTTTCTCGCAAATTTCTTTGTCCGAATTGACACCGAGTGCGCGAAACACAACAAAAAGTGCGATTGGAACTTTTACGCGGGGTAACTGAATATAAATCGGATTCCCAAACCCATTATTCTTTGATGAAATCATCATGTTAATTTGTTTGGGCGAAATACACTTAAAATCTGGGACGGATTTTATTTCAGCAGACCAAGTGTACTTTGTGTTATTTTTACTCACATTAAAACAATATACGCGATTCTCGGCAGCGCGTTCTTGACCAAGCACAGTCTTTTCTGACCCATTGATGATGAAATACCCTCCTGTGTCAAATTTACACTCCCCCGTCATGCTTTGTTCCACATGTTTGTATTGAGTCAGAACGCAAATATTGGACTTCAACATGATGGGCAGTTTACCAATATGGATGTTTGGTAAGGTCTTATATAAGGTTTGAAGGTTTTCAAGGTTTTCACCAGTTCTTATCAAATATTTTATATTCATGTCCAACGTCATTGCGGATGAATAAGTAAAGTTACGCAACCTGGCTTCTTGGGGAAACATCAACTTTGTTGCTCCATTGTTTTCGTGAATTTGGGGACGATAAATATGGAAATTCTCAAATGTGACAAATATTTCTAGGGAATATTTACCTGACTTTGGGTCATAGTCTTGTTCTGACGCAATGTGAACGGGGTTGAACATTTCAATGGTTTTAATGATTTGGTGACCGACAAAATTATTATAGGATTCGAGTTGGTGTCGAACCAGTCGATCCAAATGTTGTCCGCGGAAATAACTTTCAATGATGTCCCAAGGAGTTTCAATATATTGGTCGCATTGAACGTCATAATTATCGGTTGCGTCATTGTCACGTAATGTATTGATTTTTTCATTCGATAAATCCGACATCGTATTCGCAGTATTTTTTGTGGATGACATGAACCAGGGTTATTATATATTTCAATTCTTTTTTAAATCGTTTTCTTTCCACTTTTAAAAAGTGGAGCAAAACAATCTCTCTTCCACTTTTTAAAAAAGTGGATAAAAGTGGATAAAAGTGGATAACATCTAGCGTACAAAATAATAATTATTCCACCGCATACAACCTTTTTACATTGGGTTATTTCTTGCGTATCGACTCCATATTGTTTTTCGTTTATATATATAATGTCTAATTCAAGTGTAAATAAAACTATAAAAATAAATCCAGACTTATTTAAAGTTTCTTCCATGAGAAAAACAAAAAAAGAAAAACCAGTGAAAACACCCAATTTAAATCTAGTAAACCCCAATGTTATAAAAAAAAAGTTATTGGATAAAATAAAGGAAAGGAAAAATAAAGATAATCCACCATCCATCCATATCAAAACCGAACTAGGTTCTTCTCGAAAAAAAGACGATATATCTACGTTTACAGATGAGTTTACAGATTCTATTCAATATTTAACAACATTATCTAAAAAAAATAAGGAGGACGCTGGAATTCAAAAAAAGAGAGAAATGTTGGCGAATAAAACAGTAAAACGCCCTCCTCAATTTACACAACCAAATCCAGTTATTCAATCAAATCCAGTTATACAATCGAATCAATTTGCGCATCCGAATCAATTTGCGCAGCAAGTGTCATTGACTTTACCTGAAGAACTTATGCCGCAAGTTCACCATGAACCACCTCATTACGCGACGGAGGTTATGCAACTGCGTCCTTCTCAAATCGCACCACAACCCCCATGGGGGTGTCTGAAAAATGGTTCCAAACCAACTTATAGGTGTTGGACTCGAAAGCAGAGAGAACCAATGGAACAACCCACACTAAAAGTGCAAGAACCTGTCAGAACTAGTGCAATCAATGAACGTGAAAAAAAACTGGAGATGTTGAAACAAAAAATAAAACAACAAAAACAACAGGAACAAATGGAACAACAAATGAAACAAAATTTATTATGTCAAACCGCAACCGCGACATTGCCTTTGCCAATACAACAACCCACAAATGAATCAAATATTGTTATTCCAGGTGCACCCATTTTGGATACTTCGTTAGAACAAGCAGGGGCATTTGAAGTAGAACCAGAAGAGTTTTCTCTCGATGACGCTCTGTTGGAAGGTCCTGTTAAAAAAATAACAAAAAAAACAACGTTAAAAAAATACACCCTCGGAAAATCTAAAACGCAAAAAAAGGTTGGTGTTCTCTTGAAAAATAAAGCAACGCAAAACGAAATTCTACTTGCGCAAAAAGATTTAAGAAGAAAACCAATACTTGATGTGCGAACGCATTTACAAGAACATCATTTGATTCGACATGGAAGTTCAATACCCAATGACTGTGCAAGAGCAATTTATGAATCTGCTTATTTGTCTGGAGACGTCACGAATAAAAACCGAGACACAATTTTACACAATCTTATGAATGAATCCAAATAGGGGGAACCGGGGGTTCCCCCTTGCCCCCTCCCCGCCCTTCGGGGGATTCTAATTCCTTACCTTTTCCCATCACAAGATTTCTTGATGAAAAACTGTTATAATCTTCCTGGGTTTCCGGTGGATAATGCTGAACCCAAATAAGCGCCGCGCTAAAAATTTTCAGATGTGCCCGGTATTCCTAAAAATTGTTCGTAACAAGTTTTAGAATAAAGGCAAAAATGCCACTTCTTTTAGAGTGAAACTTAAACTTTATCTAAATCTGAGTTATTAGGAGGGGTCGCAGGGTCGGAGGTCGCTTTGCGACCTCAACCTTATTGCGCGAAGCGCAATGGGGGGCAGCTACGCATTCCTAGGTTCCCTGCTAAAATATTGGTTTATTGTAGTAATGGAAACAACCAAAAATAAATTACCTGAAAAAATTCAACAGTTTTTTAAAGAGTTGAGTAATTATTTAGACACTAAATTATTATTTTATGGAAGCGTCCAACGAAACGATTATTTTCCTGGTTCCAGCGATATAGATGTTGACATTTTTACTGATAACGAGGACGCAATAATTGTTAAAATGCAACATTTCTTGCACGTAAAGAAAGATAGTTTTAAAAAAGTAGTATGGAGATTAAACCACAATAATCAAATTGTAAACGGTCACAAAATAATGTATAAAAATAAGGAGGAAAACTTTTCGGTTGAATTTTCAATTTACAATGAAAAATGGAAAACTGAAGTTTTGAAAGAACACATTAAAAAAACAAACGTCCCAAGTTACGCTTCTTGGTGTTTAGTTTTTTTAAAATTTTTATATTATAATTTGCGTTTAATGGATCATAAAACATTTCGTTTTCTTAAAAATAAATTATTAACTACGTGCATTGGATACCCAGACGACGAATTTATAGTATTGTAAAAGGATTGTAAAAGAGGCGTTAGAGTTCAATGTTTTCATTGGGTTTATTGCTTAGTTTTCCAACTACAACTCCTAAGAAGAAGCACGTTACAAGACACACCACAAAATGTGAGTTTGTATTAGGTAAATTTTCTTTTAAAAATTTTTTTTGGAGACTCATGCAACTTTTTTGTACGTTTTTCAAAACTGTTAATTTAGCAGAAGGAACTACCGTTTTTTTTAAAAGAGTGGGGTTTTTCAATTCAGGCAAATTGTCAACCGGTTCAGCAGTTGCTTCGGGTTGAATAGGGGGAACCGGGGGTTCCCCCTTGCCCCCTCCCCGCCCTTCTTTACCTTTTCCCACGATAAGATTTCTTAATGAAAAACTGTTATCATTTTCCTGGGTTCCCGGTGGATAATGCTGAGATTGAATACTGCTCAACTCTAACTCTGTTTTGACAACGTTCGGTCTAGGTAAAACTGGTTTTTCAACGTATTCTCCCGAAATGATTTGATTTGTTATCTCCATAAATTTTTGCCATTTTGAATCAGGAATTTTTAAACTCATTTTTTCTAATTTTTCAGAACGGTATTTTTTGTGTAGTATAATCGCTTCTTTTACTGCTTCATCGTGTTTGGGTTCCTGCCAGTCATCATAATAACTATTCCATTGTTGTCGACCGCACATTTTTGGTTGTATCATTTGATTCATTGTTCGAATGTCATCCCTCAATCCATCGTATTTTGATGAACCTACTTCGTCGACTAAATCGCCAAAGTCAGATATCGGTTTCGTTTCAGCAATCAATATACCACCTGATTTTATTTGTTTGGCAAAATGCGAAACCACATTGTCATACTGCAAGTTCGGGTCAGGGTTTTTGTTCCAATCCCAAAACTCTTTTTTATGCATTTTTGGTCTTAACAATTTTTCTAACTCGACAATATTTTCGCTTGCTATGAGCGCGGCGTATTTGGATTGCTCCATTTCATTTGCCAATTGTCTTGCGTTTTTTAATTCGTTGTTCATTTTCTTTGCGTTCTTGTTTGTTTATTATTTTAAACATGTTAAAATTTTACCGAATCAATTTTTATTTTGAATACGGTTTTCTGGTAACAACATTATGAAATATACATAAAGAATATTTCATAATAACAAATAGAGTATAAATTTATACGACCGTGATGACATTAACCGATGAATATTTTGAATTAACAAAACAATATCAAAATGAATATGGAAAAAAAACGGTAGTTTTACTACAAGTTGGAAGTTTCTTGGAAGTTTACGCTTATCAAGATAAAACGACAGGTGATATATTCGGAAGTGAAATTGTGGAATTTGCACGGGTTTGTGATTTGAATATAGCGCATAGAAAAACTTGCATGTCAAAGGATAATATTGTAATGGCGGGATTTCAACCCTTTCTCTTGGAGAAATATTTGAAAAAATTACAGGAAGCGTCATACACAGTCGTTTGTTATTACCAAGACGAACAAATTAAAAACGCCACACGAAGTCTCGCCGAGATTTATTCGCCAGGGACATACTTCTCATCAAACACAACCAGCATTACAAATAACGTAACTTGTGTATGGATTCACAGCGTAACAAATATGCGTAAGAGTTTAAATCAACAACGAATGGTTCATGTAGGTCTCGCCAACGTGGATGTTTATACAGGAAAAACCGCCATTTTTGAGTTTAAAGAAATATATATTGAAAGTCCAACGACGTTTGACGAATTGGAGAGATTTATTTCGATTTATTGCCCGAGTGAGGTGATTCTTATAGGAAACATTAGTGAAAAGGAAATGGATAATATTGTGGGTTACGCAAACATAGAATGTGGTTCAATTCACCGTGTTTATCTCAGTGATGGAGAGAACAACGCAATTTCGGTTCAACAACAAAACGCCCAAAATGCGGAAAAACAAATTTATCAAAAAGAAATATTGGAACGGTTTTATAAAATAGACGATTTTTCCGTATTTTCTGAAAATTTTTATCAACATGCGATAGCAACCCAGTCATTCTGTTATTTATTGAACTTTATATCCAAACACAACCCCTATTTGGTACATCGTATTGAAGAACCCAGATTTGAAAATTGCACGGATCGGTTGATTTTGGCAAATCACTCCTTGAAACAGTTGAATATTATTGAAGATCAACAACATAAAGGGGCGTTTTCTTCGGTAGAAAAAATGTTGAATCAATGTTTGACCGCTATGGGAAAACGCAAATTTTCCTACCAGTTTTTGAACCCAACCACGAATGTAGAATTTTTAGAAAGGGAATATGATATTACTGAGCAAGTCTTGGAAACCTATAATGACGAATTTGTTCAATTGAAACCTCATTTACAATTTATCAAAGATATTTCCAAAATATCTCGGCAAGTCATATTGAAGAAAATATCTCCGAAAACATTGTATTCTCTTTATACGAGCATTTGCCACGTTATGGATGTTCGTCAAGCATTGGTAGGAAATGAAGCAATAGCCAGTTATATTGACAATAATAATAGTAACAATAACACTACTACTTACGTAGAAACCTGTTGTCAAGAAACGATCGAATTTTTGGACACTTATTTGGATTGGACGATGTGTGATGGATTGAATGAAACACAAACGTTTGATGTGAATTTTTTCAAGAGGGGGGTGGATGCCGAGTTAGATAAAAACATAGAAACTCTTATGGAATCTGAAGATATTTTGAGGGCAGTTCAACAATTTTTTAATAACTGTATCGCAAAGTATGAGAAAAAAACAAAACCTGGTAAAGCGAAAAAATCAAAAAACACGTTTGACGATGAAGGCGATGAGTCGTTGCAGGTTGGTTCAACCGACTTTATCAAATTAAGTGACCCTGATAAAAACAACGTTATTCATATTGTGTCAACCAAGCGTCGTTGTTCTTTACTAAAAGATTGTTTTGATGACAAAGAAAAAGAAATCACCCTCTCTTATATTTCATCCTTTCATAAAACATCACACACTTATACGTTTCATATATCGAAAACCCTTTTGGAATTTTCGCACACAGGGTCGGGAACTAGCACAAGCAATGAACATATTCATACACCACAAATACGTGAAATTACAAAAAAAATTTCAATGATGCGAGCCCAGATGAAAGAAATGGTGTCAAGAACCTATGCCAAATTTGTAGACGAGTTGGGTTCTAAGTTTCAACCACATTTGGAGCAAATCGCGGAATATATTACTGCTATAGATGTTGTTTACGCCAAAGCAACACTTGCCAAAAAATACAACTATTGTAGACCCTTTCTTCATGTTGGCGATGGAAAATCATTTGTTTCTGCGAAAGGGTTGCGTCATTGTTTGATTGAAAATCTACAACAAAATGAACTGTATGTAACAAATGATATATCACTAGGATGTGATGGTAGCAATGAAAGTGTAAGTCAAGACGGTATTCTCTTATATGGAACCAATGCAGTGGGTAAAACAAGTTTAATAAGAGCACTTGGAATTGCCGTTATTATGGCGCAAGCAGGTTTGTTTGTTCCCTGTTCCGCGTTTGAATATCGTCCTTATAAGTATATATTTACACGTATCTTGGGGAACGATAACATATTCAAAGGTTTGTCTACATTTGCGGTGGAAATGTTGGAATTGCGAACGATTTTACGTTTGGCTAACGAAAATAGTTTGATTTTAGGAGACGAATTGTGTTCGGGAACCGAAAGCGTTTCGGCTATGAGTATTTTTGTTGCAGGAATTCAAAAGTTACACGTATTACAAAGTTCCTTCATATTCGCCACACACTTACACGAAATCACTGGATAT